GTACAATACTAAGGGTAATTTCAAATAAAATAACATCCAAAATATTCGACAAATGGGAATATCCGGATTGGTAAACATTCACGTCCAGTTTCCCCTGCGTAAAGTATTTTTTTAATAAATATTTTTTAGATAAACTGAGACTTTACGGAGAAAAACATGGCGACTCCTCAATTATCTCCAGGCGTACTCGTCAGAGAAGTTGATTTAACGGTAGGAAGAGCTGATAATGTTTTAGATAATATTGGTGCCATTGCTGGACCATTTTCGATTGGACCTGTCGATTATCCTATTGATATAACAACAGAGCAAGAATTAATTAACGTTTTTGGCAAACCAATATCTACAGATTCTCAATATGAATATTGGATGAGTGCATCATCATTCCTCTCATATGGTGGTGTCCTCAAGGTTGTAAGAACTGGTGGAACTACTTTAAATAACGCAAATGCTGGTGTAAGTATTGCATCAACAACATCACTAAAAATTGATAATTATGATGATTATATTGCAAATCATTCGGAAGGAAATAATTTTACATTTGCATCCAAAAATCCTGGTTCTTGGGCAAATAATTTAAAAGTTTGTGTTATTGACGATCTTGCAGATCAAATCATTGGAATTACAACTTCAAATCCAGGAAATTTAGGAGCTGTAGTTGGATATGGTGTTACTGCGTCTTTAAGTGGAGTTGTTATTCCGGGCGCAGGATCAACCTCAACTTTTACTGGTTATTTAAAAGGTATTATTACCGGAGTGACTACTGATGCAACTAATCAAAATAGCAGCATTTCTGTAAAAATTACATCAAGAGTTTCATCTTCCGGCACTGAAACCCAAGTTAATTATGCCGAAGGTACAACTTTTGCTTCTTTTGCAAATTCTACTCAATTAAATTTTGTTAATAATTCAGGAATTACTACAGGAAGTTCAACTATCGTTTCAGTTTCTGATTGGTATGAGTCACAAACATTAGGTCTAACTAATTCAACAATTTATTGGAGATCTATTGCACCAAAACCAACTACAAATAAATACTCTTTGGAGAGAAATGGTAAGAACGATGCAATTCACGTTGTAGTTGTTGATGACCTTGGAACTATTACCGGAAATCAAGGTACTATTCTTGAGAAGCATATTGGTCTGTCCAAGGCATTAGATTCAGTTTCTGCAGTCAATTCTCCACAAAAAAATTGGTACGAACAATATCTTGCAGATTATTCATCTCAAATTTATGCTGGAGCAAATCCTTCAAGTGCAGTAGATACATATTGGAATACCGCACCAAGAGCAACTGGATTTACAACATATTCTGGAGTTGCTGCAAATTCATTTGTTCCCATCTCCAATTCTGATGGACTTTGGGGTCAAGATGCACAGGATGTAACTTACAGTGCGATTGGAAACAAAACTTATACTCTAACCGGTGGTGTTGATTATTCTGCACAAGGAGGAATGAAAGCTACTTTAGGAGATTTAATTACTTCCTATGATAAGTTTTCAAATAAAGATGAAATTCAGGTAGATTACCTAATCATGGGACCCGGATTAGATAATGTCGAAGATTCGCAGGCAAAGGCAGGTTATTTAATCTCATTAGCAGAATTAAGAAAAGATTGTGTTGCTACTGTTGGTCCACATCGTACAGACTTAGTTGGTCAAACCAATTCAACAACACAAACTACAAATCTGATTAAGTATTTTAGTTCACTTCCATCCTCATCATACGCAGTATTTGATAGTGGATATAAGTATACTTATGATAGATTCAATAACAAATTTGTATATATTCCCTGCAATGCTGATGTTGCTGGTTTAATGACTAGAACAAATATTATTGCATATCCTTGGTTCTCGCCAGCAGGTCAACAAAGAGGAATACTCAATAATGCAATCAAACTTGCATATAATCCAAATAAAGCTCAGAGAGACCAACTCTATCCACAAAGAGTAAATGCCATAGTAACTCAACCCGGAATTGGAACTCTTCTCTTTGGAGATAAAACAGGTCTTGGATATGCTTCTGCATTTGACAGAATTAATGTTCGTCGCTTGTTCCTCACAATTGAACAAGCACTTCAAAGAGCTGCTCAAGCACAGTTATTTGAATTGAACGATGAGATTACAAGAGCGAACTTCAAGAATATTGTTGAACCATATCTCCGTGATGTTCAAGCTAAGAGAGGTCTTTATGGATTCCTAGTTGTTTGTGATACAACAAATAACACACCGGATGTAATTGATAATAATGAATTCAGAGCAGACATCTTCTTAAAACCAGCCAAGTCAATTAACTATGTAACTCTTACTTTTGTTGCTACCAGAACTGGGGTAAGTTTTGAAGAAGTCGCTGGAACTGTTTGATCGATATTCAATAAACAATCTAAGGAGGTAACTAATCATGGCAAGACTAAAAACAATCTCACAATTCAAAAGCGCACTAAAAGGTGGTGGAGCACGCCCCAACCTATTTGAGGTTGAGTTGACAACTCTTCCCACAGGAATAAGTTGGGACGCAGATATTTTCAAATATTTGTGTAAAGCAGCTGCTATTCCAGCATCAAATATTGCAGAAATTGGTGTTCCTTTTAGAGGAAGAACTTTTAAAGTTGCTGGAGACAGAACGATTGATAACTGGACAGTTACAATCATTAATGATGAAGACTTTAAGTTGAGAAGAGCATTTGAATCTTGGACAGAGTTGGTTGCTAGATTAGATAACAATCTTGGAGCAACAAATCCAGGAGCATATATGAGTAATGCTACTGTTTACCAACTTGGAAGAGGTTCTTCTGTTAACAGCACAACAAATGCTGGCGAAGATAGTTCTATTCTTGCTGCATATCAGTTTATTGATATCTTCCCAACTAATGTTTCAAATATAGATCTTTCTTATGATAGTGGCGATACTATTGAGGAATTCACTGTAGAGTTCCAAGTTCAATCTTATGAAATAATTAGTGGAACTACTGCAGCTAAGGCATAATAAATATATAAAAGGTTTAGTAAAATAAATTATGGCAAAATTGTTTGGATTTTCTATTGAAGATAGCGAACCACAATCTTCAGGAGTGGTCAGTCCTGTTCCTCCAAATAGCGAGGACTCTTCTGACCACTATCTAAGTAGTGGTTTTTTTGGTTCATATGTAGATATTGAAGGTGTATATAGAACAGAATTTGATTTAATCAAAAGATATCGGGAAATGGCACTTCATCCAGAATGTGATAGTGCAATAGAAGATATTGTAAATGAAGCAATAGTTTCAGACTCTAATGATACACCAATACAAATAGAGCTATCAAATCTTAATGCAAGTGATGGTATAAAGAAAAAAATAAGAAATGAATTTAAGTATATACTATCTCTATTAGATTTTGATAAAAAATCACATGAAATTTATAGAAATTGGTATGTTGACGGGAGATTATTTTATCATAAAATAATAGACTTAAAGAATCCACATGAAGGTATTAAAGAACTTCGTTATATTGATTCCCTAAAAATAAGATATATAAGGCAAGAAAAGAAAAAGGAAGGAGATAAAAACAGAATTCTTGGAACAAATTCAGACGATCCGATGGATTTTGCATTTCCGGAAATTGAAGAATATTTTTTATATAATCCAAAATCAAATTATCCAACAGGAAGTCCTTCTTCTCTTGGAGGATCTGCGGGCATTAAAATTTCTAAAGATTCTATTACTTATTGCACTTCTGGTCTTGTAGATAGGAATAAGGGTTCGACTCTTTCATATTTACATAAAGCAATCAAATCTCTCAATCAACTTCGCATGATTGAAGATTCTCTCGTAATTTATAGATTATCTCGTGCTCCAGAACGTAGAATTTTCTATATTGATGTTGGAAATCTTCCTAAGGTAAAAGCAGAGCAATATCTTAGAGATGTTATGATGCGTTATCGCAATAAACTTGTATATGATGCAAGCACTGGTGAAATTAGAGATGATAAAAAATTCATGTCTATGCTTGAAGATTTTTGGTTGCCAAGAAGAGAAGGTGGAAGAGGAACTGAAATTTCAACCCTTCCTGGCGGTCAAAATCTTGGAGAAATAACGGATATTGAATATTTTAAGAAAAAACTTTATCGTTCATTAAATGTTCCACCATCCAGAATGGACGGTGAAGGTGGATTTAATTTAGGAAGATCTTCAGAAATACTGCGAGATGAAGTTAAGTTCAGCAAATTCGTTTCTCGTCTGAGAAAAAGATTTTCATATATGTTCCACGATATGCTTAAAACGCAATTAATTCTTAAAAATATAATAACTCCAGAAGATTGGAGTGTCATGGAAGAACATATTCAATATGATTTCTTATATGATAATCACTTTGCAGAATTAAAGGAATCAGAATTATTGAACGAGAGATTGAGTATGGTTCAGAC